GGTGGGGGCGGCGGCGGGGCTGGGATATCACCACCGAATAGCTCAGACATGGCAGGTCTCCTGCGGAAAGTTTGTGCATTGAATCACGGGCATAATAAAACATCAATCCCCGAAGTAGTTGTACTCGAGCGAGGCCATCGCCGGACGCGGAGCCGCCTCCTGCTTCCGAATGATCGTCTGCCCCTCGCCCGCGCCCATCATCAGGTACTGCGCCGCCTCGGCGATGTGCGAGTAGAAGGTCTTGTCCGGCACATCCCGGAACCGCTCCATACCGGCAACCTGGATCCGCTTGTAGCAGTAGCCGCCGGCCATCGCCTTGCGCAGCAGCCGGCACTGAGGATGCACCAGCAGGCCGGGCTCTCCGTCGATCATCTTGTTCAGGTAGAACGCGACCGCCTCGCGCCGCTTGCCGAAGTCGTTGGTCGGAGCCGGGTCAGCCTTCACACCGTTCGCTGCCAGCAACTGGAACACGGTGCGCTCCTCGGAGTCGCCGCCCTGCCGCTGGTCGCCCGCTGGGTCGCCGGTGATCTTGGCAATCGGCATGCCTGGGTAGCGCTCGTTCAGCGTGCGCCGCACCATTTCGGCGAACCGGATGACGCCCATGTCCTCGGTGACGAGCTCGGAGTGCCAGCGCCAGGCGCCCGCCACGGTCCGCTGGGCGAACACGGCAGCCGGCGTCAGACCGAAGTCCATGCCGATGTAGAGCGGGGACCGAGGCATCAGGTCGAACTCCCGGCAGTGCGTGCCGTCCTTGAACTCGGGATAGACGACCTTGCCGTCCATCACGAATCCGTACTCGGCCATCACGTAGACCCGGATCCAGTCCTGATCCTTGCCGGACATTTGCCGCTCGTAGTAGTCGGCCGGCAGGTTGCCCCGGTTTTCCGCCTCGGGATGCAGGCCGCCCGGCTGACGGAAGAACGCGAACCCTTCAGGCCGCTGCTCCTCGGCGAGCCGGTACCACCAGTGATCGGTGTCCGGTGGGTTGGTCGACATGATGATGCCGGACCACTCCGAGCCGCCCATGAGCTGCGACGGGAACCGCCCGACCCGGCCGGTCAATCCGTCGAGAACCGCCTTCGGTATCTCGCGCGCCTCGTCAATCCACGCGCCAGTGAGCTCCATGCCCAGCAGCTTCGACACGTCCTGCGGGCGGTCGAGCGAGATGAAGATCACTTCAAGGTCGAGCTCGCCTGCCTTGACGTGGTGCGTCGGCGGCCCGGTATCGACCCAGCGACCCAGCGTCGGCGGAACCCACTGGTGCCAGGTCTTGATCGTGGTGGTCTTGAGCTCGGGGTACGTGTTGCGGATCACAGCCCAGCGAGAGCAGCGGATACCGGCCGCGTTCTTGCGCTGCTGGTTCGCGCGCCTGATGATCTCCATGACGCAGGCCGTCGACTTGCCCGAGCCATATGGCCCCATGATCCCGCGAACGAACGCCTCGGACCGCATGAACGCCTTGGCAACGGGTCCAGGCGGGTGGTAGTGGATGCCGGGGGCCGGCGTCTTGGCTGCGCTCACAGGATTGGATGCAGCACAAAGCATGCGATGTGTCGCCCCGTGCCTTTGCCTTGCGACCCATCCTCCGTTGCACACCACTTCACATCGCCAAGGTTGCGAATGTTCTGCGCCCCAATTGCGGCCATCATCATCAGCACCCACTTATCCACCGGGTACACAACGACACACAGCTTGCCCTTGCGCTGCTCCTCGATTGCCTTCCGCATCCACGCTGTCGGCCCCTTCTTCTTTCCCTGGTGCACGATGGATCCGAAAGGCGGATTCACATAGTTGCGATGCCCCCACTCGCACGTCAGGCCATCGAAGTCAGCGGGCTTCGGGTATGGGCACGGGTCAAAGTCGAAGTGAAACTCTGCGTCCAGTTGTGCGTATAGGTCCGGTGGCGTCAGCCAGTAATGCTTGCCGTCGTCGCCGTTTCCGACGTGGAACTTGTTGTCTTTTGGATGCATTCGTGTCGCCTTAAAGGTGGATATGAATGGCCAAACCGCCGGCGCCACCCAAGTCAATCGCCGGAGTCTCGCGCCAGCCGCCCCGGGCCTTCAGGTAGAAGATCGCCGCGCCAAGGTCGTTACCCTCGGTCGCCCGGCGGTAGAGCGTCTGCGCAACCTTCGCAACGGCCTGGACTTCAGCCCGGTCGATTTCTTCGCCGAGCTCGCGCTGCAGCGCCTCGTTGTGAACGCCGAAGAACACGCCGATCTGCTGCCGGGATACGCCGACGGCAGCCATCGTGATCGCGGTCTGCCTCTCCTCTGGCGTCGGCGTCCAGGCGGTCCGCTTGCCCTTGCCAGCCGGAACAACCTCGCCAGCGACTGCCGGCGCGTCAGGCTGCGGCTTGGATTTCTGCTTTGCGGCCACTCCAGTCCTCCCATCGTTGAACAATCACATCAGCGTAGCCAGGATCGAGCTCGACCAGCCGCGCGCACATGCCCAGCCGGTCGGCCGCGATCAGCGTCGAGCCGGACCCGCCGAACGGGTCGAGCACCAAGTCGCCAGGCCGAGCGTTGTGCCGCAGCATCCTCTCGATCAATTCTACTGGCTTCATCGTCGGGTGCAAGGCCGACTTCTTGGGCTTCTCGACCCGGATCACGGACGGCACGACCTCCTCGACCGCAGCGTCGGCCGCCACAATCATGGTCTGGTTGCCCACCGTGATCTGGTACCGGCCGTCCTCAAGCCGGACGAAAGGCGAGTGCTCGCCGAGATCCATCTCCGTCGTCTGCTTCCGGCCGCCATACCAGCGATGCGCAGAGCCCCTCTTCCAGCCGTACAGGATCGGCTCGTGCTGCCACTGGTAGTCGGACCGGCCCAGGACCAGCGAGTCCTTGCGCCAGATGATGCAGCCGGACAGCTTGAACCCGGCGCCCCGGAACGCACCCCGGAAGTTCAGCCCCTCGGTGTCGGCGTGCGCCACGTAGATCGCAGCGCCTGGTTTCATCCACGCCCAGGCCGAGGCAAACGCCGCCAGCAGGAAGTCGAAGAACGCCTTGTCGTCCATGTCGTCGTTTTTGATCTTCCCGGCGGCCGACTCATAGGCCACGTTGTAGGGCGGATCGGTCCAGCAGACGTCGGCCATCGCCCCGTCCATCAGCCGCCGGACGACCTCGACGTCGGTCGAGTCGCCCACGATCAGCCGGTGCGCGCCCATCACGTACAGGTCGCCAGGCTTCGACTTCGGTTCAGGCGGCAGCGGCGGCGCATCGTCGGGGTCTTTGCCCTCGACCGGACCAAGCAGGCCATCGAGCTCCTCGAGGTTGAAGCCGGTCAGCGACAGGTCGAAACCTTCCAGCTTCAGGTCGGCAAGTTCCAGGCGCAGCGCCTCGACGTCCCAGCCGGCGTCCAAAGCAATGCGATTGTCCGCCAGCACCAGAGCCTTGCGCTGCGCCTCGGTGAGGTTTTCGAGCACGATGCAAGGCACGGAATCAAGCCGCAGCTTTTTCGCGGCCTCAAGGCGACCGTGCCCGGCGATGATCGTCCCGTCTTTCGCCAGGAGGATCGGATTCGTGAAGCCGAACTCGGTCATCGAGCGCGCGATCAGGTCGACCTGAGCCGCCGAGTGCGTCCGAGCGTTCCGGTCGTAGGGCTTCAGGTCGCCCGGATTTTTGTAGATAACGGCTAGCATTTGAGAGTCACTCCTAATTAGTGATAAAAACGCAACGTGTGGCAGCTACACGTCTTGCTACACCATAAAACAGTGTTTTCCCTTTTAAAATCAACGGCGCAACACGTGCCACACCGCTACACGTGATTTTTTGGAGGCGCTGTGGTGTACAGCAGCACGCACGCACGCAGAGTTCCATGCGCGCACATGTGCGCGCATGTATATATATAGATATGATGTAGCAGGTGTAGCTCATGTAGCGCCCCAGTGTTTATGCGGGTTTCGGCGGCGTAGCGATGCTACACGTGCTACGCGTTTTTGATCCATGTCCGTATTTTCTTCCCTTTTTCACGTGGATCACGCAGAACGTGTTGTTTCCACCCGAGCGTGCGCATCACGCGTGCAACGCGTTTTCCCGCCAGGTCGTCCTGCTTCGCAAGGTCGATCTGCAGGCAATCGGACAGGATGTGCCGAGACTGAACCCGGTCGCGCGAGCCGATCCATTCCTCGATGGTGGATTCCCAAGCGTCGACCATGCGCCGGGATTCGACCTCGTCCCGCTGCTGCTCGACCGGAACATCCCACCAAGACGCGCCAGCCTTGAACAGCGCCACGGCCTCGGCAAAGACCTGGTCCCGGTTCCAGGTCAGCCATTCAGCGCTCACCGTCGAGCAGGCAACAGGCCAGAACCGGCGTGCGCCCGTGTCGTCCTTCTGCCAGTCGTCCCGGTTCGTCGTGCAGGCCAGCACGGTCTGCCGGGGATGATCCTCGGTGTTTCGGCCGTAGGCTTTCCGGTAGCGGTCGACTTGGCAAGAGATAACGCCCTTAATGCGCTCGACCTCGGACCGGGAAAAGGAGTGCATTTCCGAGATTTCGACCAGCATGTGGCCCCGGAGCACCTCGAAAAAGTCCTTGCTGGTGGCCGGTTCGTGCGCCTCAACGAACCATTTCCCGCCCAGGATCGCCAGCCCGGACGATTTCCCGGCGCCCTGCAGCCCCTCGAACACCGGAACCGTGTCGACTTTGCAGCCCGGCCGGAACACGCGGGCGACCATCGAGGTTACCCAGCAGCGGCCGACCGCCTGCGTGTAGGCGTTTTCCTCGGCACCGAACCCCTCGGACATGAGATAGGCCAGCCGAGGCACGCCGTCCCATACCGTCGACTCGAGATAGGCCTTGCACTCGTTCCTGACGTCGTGGAACGCCGCCACAAGGGCAGCGTCGTGGCAGCATTGCACGCCGACACGGGTCAGCCCGACATGGCGCTGCAGGAACAGGGTCAGCAGGACGTCGTCGGCGTCCTTCCAGCGGCGCTCCGGCCCCGCCCAGGACGTCACGACCGAGTCGAGGAACTCGTCGTACCAGATGCGCCCGGCGAGCTCGGGATGGCCCTCGAGCGCCCGGACCGCGTTGTCCAGGTTTTGCAGTGGGGCGCCCTTGTCGTTCAGCGCAAGCGCCAGGCCGCGCCATGTGACCGGCGCCGGCTCGGCTGCGTGTGTGGGAACCGGCGGCGGCGGTGGTTCCGGCTCGGGCACTGGCTCCGGTTCATGTTCAGGATCCGGCGCAGGATGATCGAACGCCGCCCGGACCGCGTCGAGCCCGGCCAGAACGTGCAGGTCGTTGAAGTCGGTCGGCCGGGAGTCGAGGTCATCGAACAGCGGATAGACCATCCGCGCCTCGATCTCGGCAGCTGCAGCCCGCCCGGCAGCCAGGCCGGGATTGCCGTCGGTGAACTGGTCGTTGTCCGCCGCGATGACGATGTCCGCCTCCGGGTACCTGGACCGCATCAGCCTGGCCACGGCCAGCAGGTTGCCGGAGTTGAACGCCACGACCACGGTCCGCTCGGTCGCCATGTGGATCGAACAGCCGGTCGCCCAGCCCTCGCAGACCACGATCCGCGTCGGGTCTTTCCCGATGGACATGTAGTTCCCGGCGACGGGCGTGCCCTTGAGGAACCGTTTCTCGCCGTTGTCGAAGATGCGCTGCAGGCCGACGATCTGCTTGGCCGCGTTGTAGACCGGGACGACGACCATGCCGTCGATTTCCCGAACGCCGAACGGATCGACCTGTTTGCGTTTAAGGTAGGCGTGCCCGTTGGGTTTTCCCGCCCGCGCCCACAGCGCGAGCGCGGTTTCTTGGGCGTTCCTCCGGTCCGCCAGGATTTCAGCGTCGCGACGGCGCCGGGCGGTTTCCATCCGCCGTTTGTTTTCCGCCTGTTCCTCGATTGATAGTGGCCGCCCGATATCCGCCCGGAAGGACTGCTCGACGCCAGCCCGGAAGCAGCCGAACCGGCCGGCAGCGACGCCGTCGCCATGTAGAACGTACCAGCCCGAGTTATCGGATGCCTTGCCGTTCGTCGGGAACCTGTGGATTTCCCCGTCGTCCTCGATGTGGTCCGGCGGGTCGATGCCGGCGGCTGCGATGGCCTCGGCGAATTGGGTGATGTGGTTCATGATTGACCGCCCCACTGGTCAGCCATCGCTGCAGCGATCCCGAAATAGGTCTCGCTGCGAATTTTCCAGCGATCATCGGACGGCCCGAGCTTATTCTGCCCGGAAGCACACTGATTCCCCCAGCGTGGCCGAGCGGTTTTTTCGCCGCAGCAATTCGGGCAACCGTGCTTGTCGCCGTTTTCGACCACCAACCCGCAGCACACCATGCGCGGCTCGATGAACCCGGTCGGGCGAAGTGGGGGCAGGCCTTTCAACCACAAGCACGTTTTCTTGCTGGCATCGTGGCCGAAGTGGTATGGCTGGACGATCTGGTCCGGCGGCCGAATCCGCGTCGAGATCACGGATACCGGATTCTCGATGGCGATCTGCGGGATCGGCGCGTCCATCAGCAGGCGAACGAAGTCGAGCGCGTCCTCGGTAAGCTTCGGGTCGCGCAGCCCGCGTGTCGTCCAGTGCATTCCTGACACGCTGAGATAGGTACAGGGCGGGTGAGCGACCATCAGGTCCCAGCCATTACCGAGAACGTCCCGGACGTCGCCTTGGTAGTGCGGCCCAGGCCGCTCGGTCGGAAGAAGGTCGCACGACATGGCGTCGTGGCCCAGCGCAATGAAGGCGTCGCGCACAATGCCCGAGTACTCGCAGGCAACAAGAATGGTTTTTTTCATGGCATCCCCTGGCAGAAAGGCGCGGAAAAAGGTGGGGCAGCCCCCGCGCCAGGACTGAGGCTTCGTCGTCGGGTAGCGAACCCGACCAAGCCCCAGGAAAAGGTTAATCGTTTATTGCGAAGAACGCAACATCAGAACGCCAGATCGTCGTCCATGTCCGCAATGCTTCCCGGACGCGTCGCCGGCTTCGGCGGAGGCGGCGCTTCACCGGCCGAGCTCGGCGCCGCGTCGCGGTCCTTCGGCTCGAACATCGACACGATGATCTGGTCGCTGCCTTCCTTGAACGGCACGCCGGCCGGGTTGAACGAACGCTTGAGCAGGATCATCTTGCTGCCGTCGTCCATCTGCAGGATCGAACCGACGTTTTCGTAGCGGTTTTTCTGGTCGCCGGACCGGTCCGTGTAGCTGCCGGTTTTGACCGCGAGGTCGTATAGTTTGCGCGTCGCCATGTCAGACCCCCGTCAGCGCGTGATGCGCGCTGCCAATGGTTTCCAGATTGGCGCCGGCCATCATCGCCCGGACGACGTCCGCAGGCTTGGCCGGCCTCGCCGTGATCAGCCCGGCCGCAACGTGCATGACTGCTTGGCTTGACGCATTGGCCTCGACCAGGTGCTCTTTTTCTCCGTGCTCCACAAGGTAAATCCGCATATTTACATCTCCAAAAAAAGCCCGATTGGGCAATGCAGGGTTTGTTGGTTCGTTTATTCGCCGCCGCCTTGATGCGACTGGCTTTGATCGGTAGTCGAGTAAAACAGTCAACAGATTATTTTGCAGTTTTGCGGTCTACATTGCGTTATGCCCCTTCGGGTACGGCAACCGCGTTGGCTGCTGTTTCCCCGTCAGCGCGTAGGTGTAAATGTGCTTTCCCGGTACTGCCACCTCCGTTAAAAGCCCATCCTCTTGCAGCTTCCGTAGCCGCTTCACGAACGGCTTAAAGTCGCCGTTGTACTTCGTGCGCAGCGCCCGAGAGTGGTAGAGCCTGCCCTCTGGCGTTTGAAGCAAAACATCCGGGGCAGTCTGTCCTTCGTAGTTCCAGTTCGCCGCTTGGTAGATCGTGCCACAGTGTCCGTGGTGCGGGTCTGCGTAACTAACGCAAACCTTGTAGGCGGTCTCCCGCTTCAAGACCCGCAGGCACTTCGCAATCAACCAAGACTCCGTGTTTCGCGGACAGTGATCGAGGCAAACCAACCTCCGAAGTTCAACCACGTCTGCCTCCTTTTCTCCGTAGCGTTTCCACGCCGTCGTGGATAGCGGCCCGAACAGCACCGCACCTACCATCTCTCCAGCTTCGTAAAGCGCGAACGCCATGCTCACCTTGCAGCCGTTGATGCTCTTGCTGTAGTGGTGCTGCTCAATAAAAGGCCGCACTACCGCAACCGGCACGGGCATAACAAGTCGTTCAAGCGGACTCGCTTCGCTCACCGCTTAACTCCAGCGTTAGCCATTGCACTGCTGCCCGCTGCCCTTTGGCTGCTGCCCGACAACCAGCGCCGAGAATCGGTAGCCATGCACTCCGTGGTCACCGCACACCATCACCGGATCACCCTTCTTATGGTCGGGGTGGAAGATCGGTGGTGCCACAATCAATTCCTCGCCACATTCGCACTGTGCGTTTGCTGCTCCGTGGTGGCCGTGGAACTTCACGCTTTCCAAAATCTGCACCCCTTGCTGGTTTTCCAAAATCACGTCGCTCATGTTTCCTCCTGTGGCTAACCCGTCAGTCCAGCGGACGCCGTGCCGGCGCCGCTGACTTTTGCGTTAGCGCCGTCCAGC